ATCCGATTTCATCCTCCTGCACAATTCATCGGTAAAACTGTTGGGGGACTACGGCGTTTCCGTAACACTGCATCCACTGTTTGTACTGCGGATATCCCCCCATCCAATCGGGAATCCCATCATCCATTCCGCAAACTGGGGGTTGATGTACTGCCCAATACGTTCCGGGAAGATAATTCCAAGGCTGGCGCTCAGCGTTTGTCCGTGTTTTCCGCTGTGCTCCTGTGGTGTCTGCCTGCGGATCGGCTTGAAGTCCTGACTTGCCCTTGGAGATGCCAAGAATACAAACCCTGTATCTTTCATGGTGCGCTCCGACAGCACAAGCCGGAATACTGAACGTCCAGACTTCGTATCCTTCTTTTTCCAAATCGGTGCAAATGGACTCATGTATTGTAGATAAGATGCCATTAACATTTTCGCCAACAACATACCTCGGCCGCAATTCGTCAATAACTCGCAGGAACTCTGGCCATAAGTGCCGTTCATCATTTTCTGCAAGCCGTTTCCCGATAACGCTGTGTGGCTGGCAGGGGAATCCGCCCGAAATAATGTCAACTGTTCGTAGTCCTGTCTTTTCATAAAAACTTTCTCCCGTCAATGTACGAATATCCCGCCAGCGCGGCACGTCCGGCCAGTGTTTTTCCAGAACCTTTGTCGGGTAGTCCGCCCACTCGCACTGTCCGACGGTGGTAAATCCGGCCCACTGGGCGGCAAGGTCAAGTCCCCCGATGCCGGAGAAGAGGGAGAGATGCGCCAGTTTCGTCGCCTCGTGGTCGCCCAGCAGGGCGCGCGTCTTATCGTCCATCGTTCGGCACCTCCTTGATTGCTTTCCATCGCTCTTTACGGCTACACGTCCCGCCGACCGCATCACAAATGCTCTTGGACGCACAGCGTTCACACGGCCCGTTCCGCCTGAACTGCCGTATATACTCTGCGACCGTGCCCTTCTTGTATCCGGTAGCTGCCATAATTTGTATCAGGCTATAGCCATCCAGGGCCATCCGTTCTACTAGATCGTGGGATTTTGATTGCCGCAGCTTCTTTGTGTGGAGCAGGCAGCCAACTCTTTTCGGGTTGCAATCCGGTAACGGGCAGTTTTGGCAGATTGCCGCCTCTTCTGCATCCCGCTCCGTAATCCTGCGCTCCGCGACCGGCTCCATCGCGTCCAGACTGCGCCAGGGTGCCACCGCTCCGCTGATGCCGTAGGGGTCTCTGGTGATCAAAGCTCCTCCACCTCCACCCGGATACATCCCCCGTCCCAAAGCCTATGTATGACCTGCCTGTACCAGCGGTGATCGTCGTCCGGCAGCAGGTATCCCTTGAGCGCGTCCACCACGGCTTTGGCGATTGCTGCGTGGTTGTCAATGTCCAGCCCGTCGTCCCATGCAAAGGTGATGGAGACCGGCCCACGTACCATCCCGCGCCTCACACGGGCCTGTTTCAGCGCGACCAGGGTCAGCGCATGGAGCTCGTCGGCGTCCTTCTTCCGCTGCGCCCAGTGCTTGCCGGAGTAGTAGGCGTTCAGCCCAAACCGGCGGCAGAAGGCCGACTTGCCCTTCTTCGTGGGCGGGTATGGTATGTTAAACGTGATTTTCTCCATCGTTCCGCTCCAACACTAGGGCAAACAGCGCATAGGCCACCTCGAAATGCCCCTTCGCCAATTCTACTCCGCCTCCGTCCAACGCAAAAATACCGATTTTCATATGACGCATGGCCTCTTCCGCCGCTATGCCTATCGCCTTATCCATGTCCATCTCTGGCTGCCTCCCAACTATATCTCTTTGTCGGGTTTCCTCCCGCGTCGTAGTATCTCCGTGATTTGGTGTCGAACATCAACGGGATTACCTCGCGGCTGCCGGTCTCTCTGGCCTTGATAATCCTGATCCTGGAGTCAACTTCGTCAGATTCTTTTGCCCGCTCAACAGAAAAAACATTGTCAGCGAGGTTGGTAATCTCCGCCGCCCCCGCAACGTCGTCTGCTGTCAGTCCCCGCTCCTCTCCAGCCTTCCTGGGATGGGCCACCAGATGCACATGTACATCGTGGCGTTTTGCGAAGGCGCTGAGTCTCTGCGTAAAAGCTTTCTGGGCCCCATAATGACCAAGCTCCACTTCTCCCTTCAGACTTGCGGTCATGATGTTGTCCACCAAGTACACCGAACACCCGTATCGGCGGTAGGCATACTCAAACAGGCGCAGTATGTTGTCCTCGTCATGGGCATTTGACTGTCGCAAATCGGTCAGGAGAAAGCTCCCTTCCAGCCATTGGTCAATCGCCCGAACAGCTTCTTTTGACGGCGCGTACTCCATCCGCCCCGTTCTGGGGTCTGGCTGCTCTACAAGATTCCTCGGCCCTGCGATCTGCGGCAGCACAAACCGTTTGAACTGCCTCGCCGGGAGCTCCCCGGAATAGGCACATACAGTTCGGTTCTGGTTGATTGATTCCACGAGCATCTGCCCGAGAAGCGTCGATTTCCCTTCGCCGCGCCTGCCTGTCCATACTGACAATTCGCCTCCCCGGAATCCGCCGGTGCAGTAGTCCAGCGGCACCAGCCCGGACATCATGCGGTTTTGCGAAATGGGCGCGTCCATCTCCACTTGCGACAGGTCAATCAGCCCCGGCCTCGGCACATCCAAAGCGCCAAACAAAAGGCTTTCTACCGCCTTTGGGCCAGCATTGTCCAGCAGTTCGACCACTGATTCATTCCCGCGAAACGCCGCCTTATCCGCCACAAGGATAGTGACCGGCACCCACTTCTGGAGCTGGCCTACAATCTCTTCCCGGTCTGCATCGTTTGGTGTTGCGACGAACACATAGCAGAACTGGGTGATAAACTCCGTGCAGGCAGTTAAGTCCTCCCAAGCCGCGTATCTGTTCTTGCACACGGCGTTAATACCAACCGCCGCCGCGTCCTCCGGCGTAGCGCACCACCAAAGTCCTGTCGGCAGGGATGGGTCAATCATTTCTGCCCGGAATGTCAGCAGCAGTGAAATATCGCTCTGGCTGGTCATGGTTCCCCCCCTTCCTGCGCTTCTCCCACGTCCGCACAGCAGCTTTCCAGTCTTTCATTTTGGCCTTCCCCAGCATCCACCCTCTGGCCGCGTAGTAGTCCACAAACTCCTGCGGGTCTATGCCGTTTTTGCGTGCAAGGCAGTATTCTCTCACCTCGTCCACCGTGGGAGGAACAAACACTTTTCTTTTTGACTCCGTAGGAGTCTTTTCTTTTGTCTTAGTCTTAGTCTTATATATGGGTAAAGTTTCTTGTAAAGGATTCTGTAAAGGAAACTGTAAAGGTTTATGTAACGTTTCCTGTAAAGAATCAATACCAGAATTTGATTGTTCCGATAGGGAATAGCGGCTCGGGGCCCCTTTTTTCCCTTGCTGGTATCGGATAAATCCAGCCTTTACAAGCTCGTCCCTCGCTCTGTAAGCGGATGGCTTTGACAATCCATTTGTCATTACCTGCAACCGAATGGTGTCTACTGGAACCCACTCAGGCCACCCAGCCCGGTTAAATACGTTCAGCAGCCTGAAGTACAAGACCTGCGCCGGAAGCGTCAAGTGGTTGTTTTCGATCCAACGGTTGAACTCATTAAGGTAATCAATGTAAGTCAACCCATCACCGCCCTAGAACGGGAGCTCTCCGTCGTCGTCCACCTCCGAGAACTCCTGCCCATTCTGTTCTGGAAATTCAGACTCTGGTGCGTTCCCCTCCGACTTCCGGCTGTCGCCAAAGTACACACTATCAGCCACAACCTCCAGGCTCGACCGCTTGTTCCCGTCCTTGTCTGTCCAGATGTTGGTTTGCAATCTGCCGTCTACCACAGCCATGCGGCCCTTGGAAAAATATTTGCTTACAAACTCCGCCGTGGAGCGCCATGCGGTCACATTAACCCAATCGGTGGTTTTTTCGCCAGTGGCCTTGTCTTTAAAATCCCGGTCAACCGCGATGGAGAAACTGACCACCGAGACACCGGACTGCGTGTGACGCAGTTCGATGTCCTTTCCAATGCGGCCCTGGATCACAACCCTATTTAGCATTTTGGCCCTTCTTTCTTGTATATCAGTTTTGATTCATCCCATCCTGGGTATAAAGTGCGGAGGTAATCCTGCATGTGTTTATGAAGCAGACCATCCGCCCCCTCGTTGTCAAATGCCGCATGGCACCGCTGGCAGCCTGTCCAAATGTTCTCTGGAATCCCAAGACCGCCCTGACTCCGCCGTATGTAATGACAGTGTGGCCCTGCGTTGATGGAGCCGCAGAGTACGCACCGCCCAAAGTCCCGCTCCCATACGGCCTTTTTGGTTGCGGCGGATATGGCGGTGGCCTTAGTCTCTCGATGCACGCGCCCACTCCCTTTCTAACTGTGCGTCCAGGATGCGAATTTGCAGCTTGTAGCCCTGTATGGCCTCCCGTGCGGATTCGTACACTGTCTGCGCAATATCTCTTTCCAGGCGCAGCCGGGCGATCTCCGCGTCACCACGGCAAATATCAGAGATAATGGTTACAGGCGTGCCCTCCGCCCTGGCTTCCAATACAGCTTTTCGAAGGGCTACCCTGTAATCGCGTTCCGCCTGCGCATATGCCCTGCCGCGGGCTCCGAGCTGCCCGATCGCCTTATCCAGGAGTGCGGACTTTGCGCCGATCTCGTTTATCAGCTCATAGCCCATACAAACGCCCGCTTTCCTGTCCGGTTGTTCAGGATAGATAAACCAGAAATCCTACGGTTGTCACCATAAGCAATTTTCTCAACCGAGAAGGTGTCGAAGGTACGAAACTTCCCATTGGATTCCAGGATGTTCATTTTCTCGGAGGGTACCCAAATAAACGGTGCGGTATAGAGCTCTCTGCCGATGCCCCATCGGAAACCAGCACGTTTGAATGCGTCGCTTGCCTCTCCCTTTTTCTCGTTGCCCTCGCCGTCCTCCCTGGACTCTATTCCACAGTCCCACTTCCACGTCCAGGCGTCTCCCTCACGGATAGCAATCCCACAATACAGGTTCCCTTTGATTTCCCGGTAATCGTTCGTCCAGTTTTCAGAGCCAACCGTCTCATCCAGGATATCCATATCCGTCCTGGCCGTCTTATAAAGCAGGAGAACCGCCCCATTCTTTTTGACCTGCTTGACCTTCACCTCAATGTCGGAAGCCTCCAGCAGACGGAACTTGTCCATCACTTCACCCCCACACTGCGGCCTTGCTCAATCGAGGCATATGGAACGGGCACGCCCTCCTTAATGAGCTTGCCAATGCCAGTCTTGCTGACCTCTGGTTCCTTGTACTTGACGCACTCCGCATCATAGCCGTTCTGCTCCAGCCAGCGGATCAGGGCCTCCGGATTGGACACCTGAATGGACGAGGTTTTGCGGAAAGTGACGGAGCACCTGGCCGTCTGGAACTTCTCGCCGTCTAATGCAAGGGACAGATAGGATTTCAGCCGTTCCGCCTTGTTCTCCAGGGCCTTTCTGCGCTCATTGAGCGTGTCTGCCTCCTCCTTGATTGCCTTGGCGTCGGCCATCAAATCCTTGTACCAAAGGGCCATATTCTCAATCTTAGCGTCCCGATCCATCTGGAGCGCAGCAAACGCCTCATAGTCCATTAGTTCCCCTGTCTCCGGGTCTACCAGACCTTGAATCGCCTGGTCAATTTCATACAGTGTCATTTTGTTCCTCCTTACATTTCTGGCACATTTCTTCGTTTTGGTAAAGTTCTGCTCCGCAATTTGGGCAATTCCCTGCGGTTGGATCCTGTTGCATATCCCGGTATGGTGAAAACGGAAGCCACCACTCCATATCAGGCAATCGCCGGAAGCACCGCCCGCGGGCAGCCATCCTCGCCCATATAAAGAAATCCGGTTCGGCCATCTGACAGACGGATATGTACTGTCCCGTCCAGGGCGTTAATCTCGTCGATTGGATAGCCGATATCCTCCATTGCCCAGCGCAGCAGGGCGGAAATATTTGTGGTATTCAGCATTGACTTTCCCTCCTTCGTGCCCTAAAATAAGGGCAGATGTTCTTTCTCTTGCCGCCCTCCGGTCTCGCACACCGGGGAGCGGCGCTTTTTATTCGTAAATAACGGCCTCCGCCCGTGTAATAAAGTGATGAATGCCAGTGGAGCACTCGTTCCATCGGTTATCGTCGAAATCAGTCACCTCAACGGTTTCGCCTATGGCATAAACAAAGTTCGGATCATAATTGCTCTTTACCTGGCCGCCAGCAGGATTTCCGTTGATATCTGTGATACTCAATACCTTGGCCTTACTGGCGCGGCATTTTCGGCTAGTAGCGGAGGACCGGCGTGCATCTGCGGGGATTTCCAACTCCACAACAAGGCCACTTGCCTTTTTATAGCCGATATAAGAGCCGGATTCCGGACATTGCAACGGATAGAACACCGTATAAATATTCCACATCATTTGATCTATAGATGCCCCGCACAGGTTGGCATCGCGCAGGTCGGCACCGAACAGGTCGGCACCGAACAGGTCGGCATTGCGCAGGTTGGCACCGAACAGGTTGGCACCGCGCAGGTTGGCATCGCGCAGGTTGGCACCGCGCAGGTTGGCACCGAACAGGTTGGCACCGCGCAGGTTGGCACCGCGCAGGTTGGCACCGCGCAGGTTGGCACCGAACAGGTTGGCACCGCGCAGGTTGGCACCGAACAGGTTGGCATTGCTCAGGTCGGCATTGCTCAGGTCGGCATTGCGCAGGTTGGCACCGCGCAGGTTGGCACCGCGCAGGTTGGCATTGCTCAGGTTGGCATTGCTCAGGTCGGCATTGCGCAGGTCGGCATCGCGCAGGTTGGCACCGAACAGGTTGGCACCGCGCAGGTTGGCACCGAACAGGTCGGCATTGCTCAGGTCGGCATTGCGCAGGTCGGCACGGCTGCCGCCCTCTCCATTCAGCCAAAGGAGATGCTCGTCCAAAATCTTTTTTAAGTCCATTTTGCTCCCTCCTCAATGTGGGATTTCTATGACCGCCCACACATCGTCGATGCTCTCCGCGCCCTCCAGTCCGGTGATCTGGATGGTGAGCGGGCCGGTGGGCGTGGGGGACGGGGTGGTGGTTGCCGCCGGGGTCTCAATGGCTGGCTGCTCCGGCTCATGGTTCCAGATGATTTCAACTAGTGCAACCAGCGCCAGCAGCAGAAAGAGATATGCAATGGTCACGATCAGTTGTTTCTTCATAGGCTGACCGCCACCAGAATAGCCAGCACCAGCGCCGCTCCGGCAACCACCGCCAGTTGTACCCGCTGGGCCACCGCCTGCGCCTGCTGTACCAGGCGGCGGTAGGCCCGGTAGCTGTACGCCTTTGCGCGCCTGTCGCGCTCGGCCTGATGATTCATTCTGTCGTCACCTCCTTGTATGGGACGCCGACGATCTCGCAGACCTCCCGGCCTGTAAAATGAAGCACCCGTGCCATCAAGGCGAAATCCTGTAGGGGCGTCGTCTGAAACGACTTTTTCTTTCTGCGCAGATATGTAACAGGAACGATGCCCAAACGGTTGGCAACATCTATGTCATATTTCAGGTCGTTCTCAAATTTGGCTTTTTCGAGTGCCCGCATCAGCGCCTTTTCTCTGCGCTGCTGGTCTGTCATTCTCAATTTTGGCATTCTGATTCCTCCTTTTTACAGATGCCGCTCCGCAAAATCCTGTACGGACAGCCCGGAGGCGGCGTACAGCTCACAGAGCTGCCACAGCTCCAGTTCCGTGTAGTTGGCCGGGTCAAATTCCTTCCCGGCCAGCTCCGCCGCCATCTGGAGGCAGGCGGTAAAGAGCGGGAGATAGCCGCCTGAGCCGCCCCGTCCTCCATGAAGGCGTTCGTGCTCGTCCCAGGTCATCCCGTAATAGGCGCGGCACAGGTCGTCCATGACGTGCCGCGCGGCGGTAAAGCGGTTCTCAATTTCATCTTTCTTGTTCGGCATAATTTTTCCTCCTTGCCAGTTGACAGGCTCGAAGGAAAGTAGTACACTTGTTCCATCAAGCCTAGTCGGTGTGGTCGATTAGGTTTGCAGCCCTCGTCGGTGTTCCCCCACCGGCGGGGGCGTTTTTTGTTGTCCCCCTTTTTGCCCCGTGGTATCATAAGGGCGGAGAGGGGGTGATTTTATGGAGAATCCTGTGAAGTCAGTCGCCATAACAGGGCGATGTGAATATGCCGGAAGGGTTGTCCCGGTTGTCTGCACCTATTCCAACGGCATCCTCATATCCGTCGAGTGCCCTAAAAACGGGTGCAAGTTTTCTTCCCGGTGCAAATTGGTTCAAGATGTCCCGCGTTCTCTTTCTGACACCTCTGACACATAACCGCGCATACACCCGGCTTTTCGCCGTCGGCGCATCCTATGTACTGCGCCGCCGCATCCGCCATGGCTCTGCACAAGCCCATCGTCCACGAGAGATCTGGCTCTGCCATGTCCTTCAGCTCCACCACCGCCCCGCCGCCGTGGCGGCAGGCCATGTTGATTACCGCCGAAATATGCTCCAGCAGATAGGCCCCGCAGAACGGATGTTCCCGCTCCATCTCTTTTGTGTTTCCAAATTCTGAAACGATCCGCTCCTGGTCTTGCCCACCAGGGGCGGTATTTTTGCTCTCCAATCTGTTTCACCCCCTCTTTTGCGTGGAGCTTGGGGTAGCCAGACACATAATGATTTGGTATGATAGGGGCGCAAACGCGGCAGCTTCCACCTGCCACCCGCATTGAAAAGCGTAAAAATCTATGACGGCCAACACTGTCGCCAACCAGGTTGGCCTGATTTTCATACCGTTTTAGGAGTGATTACTGTGTCTGACTACCCAAAGCCCCACGTTGATGATGAGTGGACTCAGGACATCGCGGAAGATTACCGGAACTCCCGGAGCGATGAGGAGCGCCGCCGGATCCTGCTTGCGGCCGGATACGATAAGGCCCATGAATCAGAAGTCAAGCGGCTGTTCGATGAACCGTTAGAGCTTGAAAATAGAATAAAAGACGAGAAAAAGAAGGCCATGATAGAAAAACTGAAACGCCGCTGGAAACCTATCGTAGGGATATTCAGCGCAGTCATTGGCATTCTCACCTTTTTCAGCCTTCTCCCTGGAGCGCGGGACGGGTTTCTTTGGCTCATGGATCGTATCCGCTCCAGCTTTTGAGCTGTCCAGTTTGCTCCAGCTTCTGAAAAAGAAAAACAGATGTCCCATAGCGCCGAGAAAACAGCCGAGCCTACTGATTGCCTCGATAGCATCAAGGGCGGTCAATCAATCACCCCCTTCCTATCAGTCCGTTTTATCGGACTTCGCTTGTGGTATTCTCGTAGAGAGCATCAACAGAAACACCAAGTACATGAGCAAGGCGCGGAAGAACTGTGCTCGGAGGTTTTCGATCTCCGGTCTCCCACATAGTTACGGTGCTCGGGCTTTTCAAATCCAGCCGAAACGCAAGCTGGGCCTGGGTTAATCCGGCGGACTGCCGTAGCTCTTTGATTCGGAAACAGGTACCCAAATTCTCACCTCCAAATTCTCGTTGTGTGAACTATTATATTCTCATATCGTGATTTTATCAAGCTGGCAAATTTGCTAAAAATCTCTTTTTGTGATTGTGCTTGATTATTCACATTTTGTGATATATAGTGTAAGCGAGGTGGTCAAAGTGAGAATCCAAGAGATACGAAAAAGTAAAGGAATAAAGCAGAAGGAATTGGCCGCCAAGCTTGGGATTGCGGCTAATACATTGAGCCAGTACGAAACAGGTAATAGAGAGCCAGACCTTGAAACCATCAAAAGGATTGCGCTCGTATTAGAAGTTACTGTGGACGAACTCCTTGACGCAAAAACAAAAGCGCCCACCCTTACCAAGAAGGATGAGCGCGATATTGAAAAAAAGTTAGCGGACATTTTAGCAGATCTGGAGAGCGGGCAGGACGGGCTTATGTTTTCAGGCGAATCCATTGATCCGACAACCCGCGAGCTCCTAGCAGATTCTCTCCGTAACAGTATGGAAATGGGTAAGAAACTTGCCAAGCAAAAGTATACGCCGAAAAAATACCGTAAGGAGGATTAGCGGTGGATACCAAAGTGATTGCCGAAGCGATGTGCCGTAAATACGAAACGCGCAACCCGTTCGATTTGGCGGCATCACTAGGTATTATTGTGCTCCATGAGCCTTTGGGCGAAATTTTGGGGTATTATAACCGCTGTTACAAGCAGAAGTTCATACATATCAATGAGGAGCTGGATGGGTATCTCGCTACATTCACCTGTGCCCATGAGGTGGCTCATGCTATTCTGCATCCGAATCTAAGTACGCCGTTTTTGAGGGCACATACAAGATTTTCGGTTGAGAAATTCGAGAATGAAGCTGATCGTTTCGCGCTTGATTTTCTGTATGATGACAATGAACTTCTTCCATTTTTAGAGCGCACAATTTCAGATGCCGCGGCCTATATGGGAGTTCCGCAACGTCTCGCTAAATATCGTATGGGCACGATCAGTTTGTTCTAATTGCCGGGAACAAAGAGGGTTAAAATACAGTTTATGGAGAATAAAATCGAAAAAGATAAAGAAGGTTATCTGCCAAATTATATATTTCTGTTCTCTATTGCCTATCTAATTTCCGCTTTTATTGGAGCTTTCTATTTTCCCTTTATGCAGGAACTTGATTGTACGTTTGCTAATTTTCTTGCTGGGCTAGGTCTTTTCTTTTTCTTTGGTTTCTTACTCTGGCCATTATATTCGTTTTATAATCCTTTTACGTTTATTGTATTTTCCACACTAGCGTTTTTGCTCATAAATGGGGCATTTGAAGCGATCATAGGGTCTGATCGAAAGGGTGGGGATATTCCTTTGGATGAAAAAGGTCTGCTAAAGCGCCTTAAAAGGGCGAGAATACTTTTTGCGTGCTCTGTTGTTGTTATATTGATTATAACTGGGGTGTTTATTTATAGCAGGGGAAATCTATTAAATAAAATTGATTCTATGCAAACGGAATTAGATGTAATTGAAGAAAATTATGAACGGCTCAAAGAACAGTATAACGATATAAGGTCTCAAAAAAATGAAATGCAGTCAGAATTGAATTTCTGGCAGGACTACGCTGTTATCACAACCGAATATGGAGAAAAATACCACACTTACGGATGCCAGTACATAGAAGGACGCGATTTTTGGATTTACAATATTGCGGCTGCAATCGGCAGGGGATATGAACCCTGCTCCGTCTGCAACCCGCCGAGGCCATAAAAAGAGCCGCCCCAGGAGAGGTGGCTTGACAATCGAGGAGGTTTTACATATGTTGGATGAAAAAGATTTGCAGGCAATCGCAGAAATCATGGATTCTAAAATCGGAGCATCCGAAAAAAGAATGGCGCAGCTTATGGCACAGCAAAGACGAGATATCATGCAGGACGTAAAAACTCTGCTTGATACAGAAGTTCAAACGAAATTCAATCTGCTGGCCGAAGGTCAAGAGGAAATCCTGCGCCGGATGCCCAGCGAAGACGATATGGACATCATTGACGGACGGCTGGATACGTTAGAGGCCATCGCCAGAAAGCACTCCCGTGAAATTGAGGAGCTGAAAAAAGCGCAATAAAATACCGCCCCCGGTACTCGCAATACCGGAGGCGGCTCAAGGGCAGATGCTTGTAGGCGCTCCGCTCCTTCATTTTATCGGAATGGAGGGAATTTGTCAATGAAAGTTCCAAAGGCCAGGAAACTCTCGTCCGGGAAATGGTTTATACAGCTCCGCCTCGGCGGAGAGAGTATTCCGGTAACGGCCAGCACAGAAAAGGAGTGTACCCGGCAGGCTCAAGCGGTAAAAGCAGAGTATCTGGTTGGTAAGAGAGCCCCGAAGAACCCGGAGGAAACAGACTCCCCGACATTGAACGAGGCCATAGACCGCTACATATCGGCTCGGGACAATACCCTGTCCCCTCTGACTGTGCGGGGATACCGAACCATTCAAAAGCACCGGTTCAGGAGCACACTGTCCCGCAGGCTGGACGAAATACCGGAGTCCGAGTGGCAGGTCATTGTAAATCAGGAGGCCGCCCTATGCTCTCCTAAAACACTGAAAAACGCCTGGGGATTTATTCGAAGCGTCGTAGAGGACGCCACCGGGAAAAAGCTGCCGGCGATTACCCTTCCGGTTCAGATCCCAGCCGAAAAGCCATTTCTTTCACCTGATGAAATAAAAAAATTTGTCTCCGCTGTCAAGGATACGAAATATGCGGTTCCCTGCCTGTTGGCTTTATGCTCTCTCCGTGTATCAGAAATTCAAGCCTTAAAGTGGCAGAACATACCGCAGAATCCGAAATTCATCCGCGTATCCGGCGCGGTAGTCTTGAACGAGGACAACAAGTATATTGAAAAGCGCCAGAACAAAAATGTTACCTCAACCCGCAAGGTCCCCATCATGATTCCAGAACTGGCAACGGCGCTGGAGCGTGACCGGAAACCATCCGGCCCGGTGCTGGAGATACATCAAAACAGCCTTCGGTGCGCCATCAAAAAGATTTGCAGCGCGAATGGGCTTCCGAATGTCGGAGTCCATGGCCTCCGGCACAGCTTCGCCTCCCTGGCCTACCACCTCCAGATTCCGGATAAAATCGCAATGGAAATCGGAGGTTGGGCTGACGCCACAACCATGCATAAAATCTATACCCACATTGCCAAGTCGGACATAGCTCGCTATGAGACGGCCCTGAGTGCATTCTATCGCAGCGAAGAAAATGCTAACAAAAATGCTAATGAAGAATAAGCATCATTGTGGCACAATGGTTTTAACGATTTATACGGGGGTTCGAATCCTTCACCCGCTGCCAAAGCTCCGAAGCCTTTAGTGATAAGGGTTTCGGAGTTTTTCTTTATTTTTCAATGGTTTGCAGGTGTTTTTGAAGTTTCATAAATGAGAGCTACGATAACAAGTCAGATACTTAAAAATACCCTTTTGAAAAAGAAAATGCTAACAAAAATGCTAACGGATTTTCAAATGACATAGATAAGAGAACACCGCCCCTTAATAGGGCGGTGCTCTTCTTGTCGGCTTTATCAATCCCGTTCTAGCCCGGGTATATTTTCAAGCCGTACTCTTACTATTAGAACTACGAAATATAATGACTTAAAGCAGGATATTGCCTAAATATACAACAACGGCCCTTTTGTGCTCAAGAGTTCTGCTGCATTTCTTTTGTGAGATCAACAAATGGTAAATTGTAGGAAGGATAAGGAGAAAAATTGGTGAGCGTAGCAATTGCCACCCGTACATATCCTAGCAACAATGCCGGGGCGTTCTGTGATAACAGGCGTTCTAGCCTTTCCCCATCAAAAGTCCCAGGTTTCCATCTGAAATCAGCTCCATATGAGACTGCTGCATAAAAGGGATACTTTTTTGTCTTTTCTCCCACTAACACTTCTATTTCTACATAGGCAGTCGAGGCATCATCGTCTACACACCTTCGTGTACTGATGCTGGCGGGCATCTCGATTCCTCCGTCCTCATTTTGAAATCCTTCGTTTACTTGAAAGACTGCCTTTCTCATCACTGGAGTCTTAAATTGAAATGCGCTCGACTGCATATGTCTTTCACCTCAGTTTTATGCACAATCTTGAAACTCCGCCTCATGATACGAGAGGTTTGCAGGGCATTGTTCCGAATAGAAGTCCCGTTTCCCGCTCCATCTCTCACTGTGCAGCGGAAAGTACTCAATCGGTTTGAGCCTAGCTATGCCCCTGTAAGGGAGAGAACACTCCCTGGAACAAGGAGAATATATGTCAGTAAATACCGATTTCTCAGGCACCACAGGACTGAGAATTACGCCTTCTTCTGTTTCTTCTATAGAAAGCATTCTGTCGATTTCCTGTAAAAAGGCATCTCTGCGGGTGGCTGCAACCGGGTCTGGAGCTTTAAGCTGCTTACGGAAACACTCGCTCTCATTCCGGTTTAGCACAATCTTTCCGCTTTCATAGAACGGCATACCATTCCCTCCTTTTCACTTCAATCGAGCAAGCTGTCACAGTACGCTTTAAGCGTTTCTGCGTCGCAAAAATCCATGTACATAGCAACTGTTTCCGTATTCCTGTTCAACTCTGCATCTTCGTACACTTTAAAGCCCCGATTCTGATACCAAGAGACCTTTTCTCTCAATGCGTCCAATGCCAAAAATCGAATAGGTATCGACGTGCTATATTTATTCGCCCATTTGGTAATATATTCTAATACAGCCGTTCCATTACCGCGATTTTGATATTTTAAATCAATCGCCAGATAGTCAACTTTAACCGCAGAATACTTGTTCTCAACAGAATCTACATTATAATCTTCATCTTCATAATCGAAAGTCGCAATACTGACCCTATAATGCCCGATTACGGCATCCTCTATACAGATCTCATAAGCATACGCCTGTTTTAATAACGACAAATAATATCCGTCTCTAATCTTTTTGTTGATGCTCCCATTTCCGCAGTTGAAGCCCTCCAGGTCAGGCTCCGCCTGAACTCTTTTAATCAAAAGTCTGTCCACTACAAACACCCGGCACTTTTTCTAAACTGGCTCTTTTCTGCTTGTTGTTTATTATCTTACAACAAAACATTCCAGTTTGTCTATTGCCTTTTAACACAAAAATAAAAAGGTGGGCTCTCCTGCTGTATCCCGCAACAAGTTTGCCCACCCAAGCACGCATATGTTTTACAATCTCACAGAACATCAGATGTGGATCTTTACCACCAGCCCCAGCCGTGCCATGGGGCATCGCTGATGGTGTCCTCATCGTATCCCGCCGCGTAATAGTATTTATCCTTCACCTCGTCGCTTACATTCATCTGGTCGATCACATTGAGAACTTTTTTCTTTTTAGAGCCCGGTATGGTTTTTCCATTCTCGTCCTTGTCGCCCTCAATGTCCACAGTGGCCGCACGGAACAAAATGTAATCTTCCGGGGATAGGTCGCTCTGCGCAGCCGTTTTTACCCATCCGTCCAGCCTGTAGCTGCTGATCTCAGACTTTGTGGTCTTGTCCGCATACTCATAAACGCTGTCAATTACAAACGCCTTATCGGTATCGCTCATGCTCCGGTACGTCGGGTTGTCTATGATGTTCCCCAGCATTTCAAACTGCATCTGCCCCCGCTTGGTGGCGTACTGCTCGTATTTCTCCTTGCTTAGGTCAATCCGCTCCCCGTCCACGGTGATGTAGCGTTCCGGGCGGCTTGGTACAACGGTCTTGTCTCCCGTCTGGTCATAAATCATCTGTATCTCCTCGTCCACCGACGTCACCTGCTTGTTGGAGGTATAGGCCGGATTGAGGAAATTGTTTGCCATGCGCAGCCAGAGGGGCCCGCTGCTGTCCTCCCTGCCCCATGCGTCGATGTAGGGCATCTGCTGGTAGTCCCATCCGGGTATCCTGGCGCTGGCCCGGCCAATGGCATACTGGAGATCGGTTGGCAGCCGCAGGTTCTTGTCGGTGTAGGTGGTCATGCGCACGTCCTCGGCGGAGCGCTCAATCTGTCCGCCAAAGGTGGGGATTGGCTGCGTGAAGTAGCTGACCAGCGCGGAGGAGACCAACGCCCCCAGCTTGTTCTCCGAGAAAGAAACACTGTCAATTACATCGTTGAGGGACTGGAGCATGGACAGCTCCAGCATGGGGTCGGAGATGGACTTCAGGGCGGTGGAAATGCTCTCCGCCGTGTTTCCCCCCTGTCCCATGGAGTCCATCAGCTCCACGCCCATGAAGAAGGGCAGGGCCTCCGGGGCCAGCCAGTCCAGCGTGACATTCCCGCCGCCGGGCAGGTTCAGCGCGTAATTCTGTACGCCCGTCAGGTCGTTGATGGCGTCCTGCCCCTCGTCGTCCCCGCCGCCGCTGGTGACAATCCCCTGGGCGAACAGGTACGCGCCCAGCGCCATGAGCCCCGAGCCGGTGAGTCCGGAGGCGATGTGGTCGATGGCCTCCGCTCCCGTCATCCCGCCGCGCTTTACCTGTATCAGATCGTAGGTCAGGGCCTTTGCCAGCCCGGCCGGGCTGTACTCCATGCCCCGCACCAGGATATTGGCCGGGGTGCGCTTGAAGGGCAGTACGGCCTCACCGGCGGGCCCTAGGGCGCGGGCGATCTGCACCACCTTATCCGATACCATATTCCGATCCTGATAGGTGGCTTTCAGCGCCTCCCGTCCCGCGTAGTCCCGCGCCCGGCTGAGAATCTGTGCGTCCACCGTGTTGTTCCGCATCTGCTCCGCTGTCACGCCGTTGGATTGGAGATAGCCGGCCAAAGCGTCGGCGTAGGTGATACGCTTGAAAATGGCGTCCTCCGCCTCCAGGGCCCAGGAGTTTATCTTGCGGCCCGCCTCCAGAGGGGCGGTTCGGAAAATACGGCGGCGGCTGTTGATTTCCGTTCGAATGTCGTCATACTTGTTCCCGGAAAGCACGTCCTGCGCGTTTGCCCAATCGGCCCACGCAGCCTTATAGAGCGCGGGATTGGCCGCGAACGACTTGGTGCGTCCCAGCCTTCCGCCACTGACCTTGGAGACCCCCGCCTCGATGGTTGCCGCCACCCGGTCCTTTGTCCAGCGCAGCGGCTGGAATCCGACGTTGCCCACGATGTTTCGGATGTGCGTCCTTGGGTTAAAGAGCATCGCCATATACCGCCAGGCGTTCCACTTATCCTTCCATTTGGCGGGCACCTGGTCAGCCACGTTCTGATAGATTTTGTCCAGCACCTCGTCCCGGCCCGCCTGGGCGGTCTGCTGGTTGAACTCCTCAATCAACGACGGGTCAATGGTGATATCCAAATCCTTGTAGTTTTTCTGGATGGTCTTTTCGAGCTCGCTCACCACGCGCTTGGCGGCGTAGAGCTGGTCACTGGGAGCCAGCTTGCGCAGGATGGAGGCCGCCTGTACCGCCTGCCCGGCGGTGGTCTCCATCTGCGCGTAGAGGGAAAGCAACTCCGCCGTGGCCTTCCCGTCTCCCGCGTTGGCGGCGTTGATAAGGAGCTGCTGGCCCAGGGTAGCGATGTCTTTGGACACGACGCCCTTGCGTACCTGGGCAGAAAACTCCTCCAGCGCCCTTTGATAGCCCTTCTCCTCAATCGTCCGCACCGCCCGGTCAGTGGAAGCCAGGTCGCTCCGGCGGTCATAGGACAACTCCCCGCGCAGCACCATGTTCTGGATGTCCCCCACCACCTCGTCAGGGATGGCTTTTGCACCCATGGCGGTGGAGGCGGTCTTGCGGATGCGGCGGCCCTGAGGATCTGTGGTCGGCACGTCCACCGGACGGGCCGCGTTGGCCCCTTCGGGGAAGAACTCGCTCCTGGTGCCCTGGAACTCCGACCATGGGTCGAAGCCCTTCCGCGCCGCGCCCACCGAGCTCTCCGGGCCTGTCTCAAAGGCAGGCCCAGGCCCCTCCCTGGGCGTATCCTGTGTTTCACCGCGATCGCCCTGCTGTAGGTTGACATCCTGCCCGCCAGGGAGTATACTAATATTAGAAGAACTTTGCGGCGGTTCGCCTTGGGCGTTAATCACAGGGGCGAGACCCTCTTGGGTCTCGAGCATTGTGTCCCGTGTCGTGCGAGTTCTTCTTTTGTATAATGTGTCAGTTTGCAGGAGCTGTTTTCCGTCCGATATTCCCTGAATTGTAATGTAGTAATCGCCCATCTGTTTTTCAAATATGATCGCAGTCCTTCCTTTGCCATCCATTTCCTCGGAAGTATATATGCGGTCAGGGGACGCTAAAATTTCTGGGATTCTCGCAATGTCGTTCGGAGTAATTGCGATTTGTCCTCTACTTCGTTCTGTCGCTGCATCTCCGTGGTTTTTCATAATGTGACGGACATCATCGCCATTCATCATGACGCCAAACCCTTTCAAATCCAAGCCAGTATCTTCATGGATTTTCTGTGCGACAGGATCTGGGACTCTACCAAGATAGGCGCGGTCTGTATTTTGCTTGTTTATAAGCGCATTTTTCACAAACGAAACTGCATCCTTAAATGTGGAAACAATTTTATTCTTTTTCCCGCTGGACAGATTGATCCGTTCCCGTTCAGTCAGAGAGGTCAGTCCGTTTTCATTCACCGCCTCCTCCGTGGGGGCGGTCTTTTTTGTCCCTTCCGATGCTGTCCCTCGGTACTCCCGAGAGCCGGGCAGATAGGCCCGCTTCCCGGCCAGCGCCTCTTCCCCGGTGGGGAGCATTGTGGTGAGCGGGTTGTCCGCCACATCCCGGTAAGCAGGCGCGCCCACCGAGCTCTCCGGGCCCTGCGCCTGGGTCGGCCCGGCGCCGGTCTGGTTCTCCACCGGCTGCCTCGCACCCTCCATGATAGTATCCAGCTCTTGGATGTACGCATCGTAATCCTGGAACACTCCGGCGAACTGTGCCCGCGCGTTCTCCGGATCTGCTTTGTAGTAGCCCCAGACCAGGGCATTGAGTTCGTCATAAACGGTGTCCAGCTCTTCCATGGACAGATCAAACAATGTCTTTCCTGGATATCTGCTTTCAATTACAACGTCCAGAACCCCAGTCGGATCTCCTGTATATGCTATACGTTCACCTACCGTATCCACAAAGCTGCGGTAAGCTTCATTGCCGCGCTGTTTTAGTGCATGGATAATCTCGTGGTTAGGGACAACGGCGGACAACTCCTCCGGGATGGCATCCGAAAGATAAATTACTCCATCCGATGTAAGTCCGAGCGTATTCGGCCTGTGTGCTTTTATGACACTATCCTCTACAACAACCGCATCAGGTGTATAGGCTTTTGCCTGTCCAAGCGCACGATTTACAGCAGGTGAAGAAGGGTTTTCGACTATGTGCCCCCTGGCCCATTCTCCGATTCTTGCTTGCCCCGCTGCGCCGCTTTCTCCACGGTATACTGCTCCAGCCGTTTCCGGTATCTGTCCATCTCTTCCGCCGTGTATACCCGCTTCTTCGGCTTGAAGCCGTATAGTCCCTCCACGACCTGTTCCCAGGTCAGATGCTTGTCTTCGCTCATGCGTTACGCCTCCGTCTGCCCATTCAGCCGTTTCTCGGTTCTCTCTTCCATCAGTTTGTGAAGATGCTCTTTCTCCTCCAGTGTAAGTTCTCTGACCTCCGCCCCGTACATCTGTTGCATAAACTCCTTGAAGTTCGCGAGCTGTCGCTTCTCCTCCGCCATCATTCACGCCTCCTGTCCGAATATTTTGTGTGCCTCCATCATAGCCCGCCCCGGCTGGATTGTCAACGGCGCTGCGCTGGTAGGCGGGGGAGCCGGGCAGAAAGAGGCCGCTTTTGGCTTCTTCGGCCGTCGGTAAGGTAACGGCCAGCGGATTGCCGCTGGCGTACCGGGCCATGTTCTGGCCTGCCTGGATATTGGCGGTGGCTCTCCGGGCAATGTCCTCGTTGCTCCCGATAGCCCTCCGGGTGGTTCTGATGTCGGATGCCGCATTGGAAATCGCCCCCGGCAGCTCCAGGCCGCCCTGGAGCACTCCGGCGGCCACCGCGCCCATGAGCGCACTCTGCCCGATCTCTCCCAGCGTGGCGTTGGGGGCGTCCGGGTCATAAATGGCCCGTTGCAAATAGGGTGTGAGGGCGGTGGAAAGGGCCTCCTCGCCGCCCTCGCCCGCAATACCCAGGGCCCGGCTGACCAGGGGGCTGGCCTTGACTGCCTCGGCAATCTGCTCCACCTTGCCGCCGCCCAGGCCGGGGATGCCGCCCGCGATGCCCTCAATGGCGGTCTCCAGGGCCCCGGAGGCCGCGCCGAAGGCCAGGGCCTGCCCGGATGTCGCCCCCTCCGCTTTGGCCTGGCTGGCCGCGTTGCCCGCCGCCTGGAGGCCGAACAGCGCCCGGCCCACGTTCTCCCCGCGGGAAATCGCCTGGGCGGCGTTGAGCCCCTTCCCTGCTGCGGACACGGCCTTGGACGCGCCGATACCGGGGAGCATCTGCACGATGGCCTGTCCGATGCCAGTTACATTCTCCGCCCCCTGACTGGGGCGGTATCGCTCACGGATGCTCTCCTCATAGTCCCGCGTGACGCTGTTCTCCAGGAAGGCGTCGGCGTTCCGCCCGGCCCACTCCGATACCGGATTGGGAGCCAGGCCACCAAGAGAACTAATCCCTTGCACTCCCTTATAGAAGCCGCTGCCGATGAAGTCCGTAACGCCCTCACCTGCACCGAGCAGGGCGGCGGCCGCCCGCTCGCTACCATACAGGAACGGGGAGCCCTCCACGCTCACCCCACCCGCCAGGAAGCCCCTCTCTCCCGCTTTGGGCAGGGTCAGGGCTTTCCCCTTGCTCTCAGGCAGCGCGGCGGGCGGCGCGGATTTTACCGTCCGCTGCGCCGGAGCGCGCCCCGCGCCGCTCCCTTGAGAAAACCCGCCTCGGTTTTCAGCCGCAGGAAGCTGGGACACGTATTCACTCCCGCCATAATACGAAGGCCCATATTCCTGATCGATTTCCCGCCGAGACGCCTCTGCCTTTCTCCGAAGAAATTCACTTGCCATCGTGACACCCTACGCTTTCCGATAAGTATATTTCCCGGTTCTCTCGTCGTAACTCTCAATAATTGCGCCCGTATCCACATAGTGCTCCAGTTCAGGATAGGTCAGGCGGCCAAAGCCGGGAACATGAATCCAGTCCGAGGCGGCTTCGTCCGTACGGTTCGTCACCTGCTCACTCCCAGCGGTGGGGCCGCCGCTCTTGGTGGGTTCCCATCCATACATAGCTGTGATCGCGGCGTCGAAGTACCCGTTGGAGCGAAGAACCGACAGCACCTCGTCACCGAAGTAACCGTTCTCCGCCAGCTTCTTCGCCTCAGAGAACGAAAGCTGATTGCCGCTCCTATCCTTTCCCCCACCTATGCTTCTGCCCCGGTTCGCCTGCTGGGCAAGCTGATTCTTATAATAGCTGCCCAGTGCGTTGGCATAATCTTGGGAATACCCCGATTGCTGGAGAAGTTCAGCCGGGGGCATGGTGCCGGTCTGGAGCATATTGTCCACCTGCGCCTGTGCCAGCTCTCTGAGCGCCTGCTCCCGCTCGTAGTTCTGCTGTTCGATGCTCTGCTGCTTCTCCCACTCATAGGGAATGTTGCTGGTGTCCCATCCACGGTCTGCCAGGCCGCCGTAGTCGCCCATTTCCGCCCGCAGAACCGCCTCGTTCAGCGCATCGGTACGCCGCTGGTTCTGAGACGACAGCTCGTCCAGGAACTGCCCGTAGCTGAAATTGCGGTCGGTGTTGTACTGGTTGAGCTGGTTAAGGTATTTGTCGTAGTCGCTCTGTTCCGCCCCCTGGACAACCCCCAGGTTGCTCAAATCCATGTTGTAGTCGTTCAGATACTGGTTGTAGGCCAGTTGGTAGAGGTCTGGAATCTTGTCGGTCAACTGGGCCGCGTAGTAGTTGGACGCCTGGTTGGCGGCGGCGTTGGCATAGGAGGAGGGGATTCCGCCGGAGGCGGCGGCCGCGGCGCCCAGGGCATCCGCCGTGGCCCGCTGGCCCTCCCTGGTGTACTGCTTGCGGTAGTTCTGGTAGAGGGGGTCGGTGGCCGGGTCGTAGGAGAAGTCCGGCCGATCCAGAAGCCCCGCGATCAAATCCTGTATGGTGTCGTCATAGCGGCTTTCATAGGTGGGGGCCGCCTCATACTCGAAGTTCCGGGGCGACATGGGGTCAAGGACAAAGCTGCCGCCATTCCCGCCCCCGGTGTATCCGCCCCAGGAGCTGCGCAGGGCGTCCGCCTGCCGGTGGGCCGCGGCCCTCGCTTCGTCGGTGGTGGCGTTCCGGTAGTCCTGCTTGGTTTTCAGGATGGACATGCCGAAATCCGGGTTCTGCTGGGCCATCGAAAGGTCGGCCTGGGAGAACTGGCCCCAAAGCCCGCTGTCCTGCGCCGACTTCCGGAACTGGTCATAGGTATATCTGCTTTTCGCCATAGGGCTCTCCTTTCTTATTGCCGCCCCGGCCTGCTCTTGAGCTCGCTGCCGGAATAGCTCTCCCGCACCAGGGAATAGAGCCGCCACCCGCCGGTGCCGGAAAAGCGGATGCGGAAGTGGTCGCTTCTGCGGGGGATGATGGGCAGGTAGAAGCTCCGCTTCACCGTGGCGGAGAGGGTGGTCACCTCCCGCCACTCCCCGTCGCTGTCAAACTGCATTTCGATTTTGACCGACGCCCCGGCGTCCAGCTCCATGCGTACCTGGAGCTTGGCGGTGCCCTTCTTGTTGGCGTCGCCCTCGGTGAAGTCGGCAAACTCCGCCATGCTCTCCACCGCGCCCTCTGGTGCGGCGTCCTCCGGCACGGTGCGGGTATTTCCGTTGAGCCACAGCCTGCCGTCCGCCCCCAGGAAGTACAGCTCCGCGTCCCACCCGAAGCCAACGGCCTCCAGACTGTCCTCCTTGTGCCACACGCCTTTTGGGGTGTCGTAGACAAAGAGGGTGTGCCCGCCTGTGCTGTCCTCCAGGGAGACGTAATACTTCACCCCGTCGCTGCCCGCCACGCCGTTGCGGTAGCGGTCTGTCCCGAAGGGGGCGGCGACGCTCTGCGGGATGCCGCCGGAATAGGCCACCACCCCCACCCGGCTCAGATAGTACAGCGTCTCCCCTGCAATGGCGAGACTGGCGTGGCTGCCCGCCTCCACCCCCAGGGACGCGCTGCTCATCACTTGGAAGTTGCTGGGCTTGTCCCCGTAGACCTTGTAGATCTGTTCCTCCTTGAAGAACACCGGGTAGCCCCGGTAGGCAAAGCATCCAGTAAAGTCCCCGGCGCTGCCCACGTCCACCGCATAGGAATCGGTGCTCACCCCGTCGAACACATTCCAGTTGAAAGGGTCGCCCAGCTTGGAGGCGTAGATGGTGTCGCCCTTGCAGCCCCACAGGCGGTTCTCGTTCTCGCACAGGAGGTCCAGCTCGGGCACCTCCCGCCTGACCGTCAGCTCCTCCGTGTCGCCGCCCTTGTTGATGGTGAAGGAGTTTTCATAGAACCGCAGATTGTCCCCATCAATCTCCCGGATGACAATGGTCTGGTTGTTGCTCTCGTGGGTCTTTGCCCCGGATATGGTCACCGCGTCCCCCACCTTGAAGATGGAATCCCAGTCGGCCCCGGAGGCGTAGATGGTGTTGGCCTCGGCCTCCTCTTCCGCGTAGGTGCCGTCCTGAATCTTCGCGCTCCCGCTCCAGCCTGCCTCCAGGCTGCCGAACTCCCCCGTCAGGCGGTTGTAATACGCCTTGTCGGGCAGGATGATGATGTAGGCCCCCAGGGCGGCAAACTGCTTGCGCCCGTCCGCAACGTCGCCCTTTTTCTCTCCTTCGGAATAGAAGCCCGTGCCGTCCACCCAGTACAGCCCGTCCTTTGCATACAGGCCGTTGGGTTTTGCCAGGGTCTCCACCAGATACCGGGGCCGCCGTGCGGAGAGCAGCGGGGCGAGGTCGCTGGTCAGGTTCTTCATGTCCCAAAGCGTCCCGTCTCCGGCGGCCAGCCGGTGGTCATAGCCTCCGAAGCGAGTCTGCCCATACTTACGGATGCCGTCGGCGTGTACCATATCCGGGAGCATGCTCACTCCTCCTTCACGTCCCCGCCGGGCTCCGTATCGCCGGACTGCTGGGAAGCCATCAGCTCCAGGGCCCGGCGCAGCGCCATCCGGCAGGCCGCGACCACGTCCACCGCGTCGCCCCGCACCGGAAGGGCCGCCAGCAAATTGTAGGCGTTATTGATTTCGTTCCGCGCGTCGTTCATACTTGTGCCTCCTTAGTCAAATTGAATTGAGAGAGTCCATCAGATCCAGGAAAATGCTCGCCCGCATCAGGTCGCCCCTGGCCGGGGCGCGGGGGGTAGAGACGGGCGGGTCCATCGCCCGGATCGCGTAGACCGCGTGCTCCACGATTTCAGCGGTAATCGGGTCTCCGGAATAGGCCCGTTCAAAGGCCCCGTACTCCGGTAGTCCCACATAAAGTCGGAAATCGTTGATTCGGTTGCAGAACTGGTTCCACTCATAGGCGGAGATCCGCACCGGACGCCCGGCCCGGATTACAGAAGACCAGCCCCAGTCGTCCGGCCTCTGCGCCGCCGGACTGTCCACCGTAACCGTATCAGAACCGGCCGGCCAGTACGTTCCATCCTTGACCCGCGTGTAGCCCCAAAAATCGTAGGTGCCGGGGTCGTAGCCCACCCACCGCCGGGCTGTGGAGGTGGAGCCCCCGGAGGCGGGGGCCCGCACACTGTCCACTACACCTGAAATACTGCTGGATGAGTGCGTAAACTGATACTTTGTGATGCCAGCCTCCACATAGCCGTTGGCCTGGTTAAAGGCAGAGCCCAGCCCCGTAATCCTCCAGCCAAACTCTTCCTCACCGTCGCTCAGGCTCAAACTTGCCATACTTCCGCCTCCTATGCGAACACGGCTTCCACGTCCAGCCCGTACACATTTGCGTTGCTGAAATCGACGCTGCCGCGTACAGTGGTGGACAGAAAATCCCACGTCGCCAAAGCGCCCGCAGGGGAGGAGAAATCGACGGATGGGGCGCTGCCTGCGAAATAGGAAATCTCCAGCATGTGGTATAGACTACCGTTATACTGACCATACATATTGAAGCTGCCGCCGCCCACCGCCTGCGGGTATACGCTGAACTCGTTGGCCTTGATGGTGGGGCTTCGGATCTCCGTGGAATCAATATAAGTCGATTTGATGTAATTGGGCAGCCGGTTTTTGTCGGCGATATCATAGGCATCCTGCGCGGTCTGCTCCACATGATCGAAGTCGTCCTGCAACCGGGAGCTGAAATCGTTGAATGTAATATGCCCGGACAGGTTTAGGTTTGTGGCGTCAATCTGCCCACCGTCGATGGTGAGGGTGTCCCCTGCCGCGTTGGTGATGGTCACCCCATTGGGAGCGATGCGCAGGGTTTGGCTTAGACCGGTCTCAAGGTCGCTGACCGACTGCGTGATGCCGTTCACGGTTACCGTGATGCGGGACAGGTCCCCCTCCGCGTTTGTCAACCGCACCTCCAGCGCCTTGGACGACTGCTGCAATGTGGAGACGTTCCCCTCCAGGTCGCTCACCTGGCTGGTCAAACTGGTGGAGGTTTGCTGTAGAACCGAAATGTTTCCCTCCGCATCCGTCATGCGGGAAATCAACTGCTCCGCGGTCACCGTCAGAGAGGACAGGTTTCCCTCCACGTCCTTGAGCTGGATATAAACCGGCTCCGTAATCAGGCCCGCAATCTCCTGAAAGGCGGTGTCGTTGAAGTTTTCCCGCCCAAGATTCGCCATTGAGTAGCGAAGCTGCTCCAGCAGCATGTATAGGTAATCGCTCACCATGCGGAACTTCTCATCCGTGCTCTGGTTCCCCATTAAATCCGGAAACCCGGTGTCCGCGCTCAGCAGATTACTCGGCATGTAATCACCCCACGATCTGGGCCAACAGATAGCCCACCACACCCGTAATGATAGCCGCCACAACTGCCTCCCACCGCTTGGACGGCTTCTCTTTCAAGGCGTTCAGGTCGGCCGACATTGAGGACAGCCGGTCGATGATATTGCCATACTGTGTGGTAACCGTGGCCATACCACGTTCCAGCTCACCCAGCCGATCATAGATTTTTTCGCGCGCAAGTGAGCTATGCTGCTTCTGTGCCTCTAACGCCCGCTCCAGTGCCTCCACGCGGGCGATGGACACACAATTTACCCCATTGATAGGGCAATCGTTTTCGGGCATACTCAGCCCTCCCTGTCGTCCTTTGGCTTGTGGTAGGTGAGGGCCTGTGCGCTATCCCCCAGCCCTTTAGTGGTTGGGTCGGTGGTAACACCCACCAGGGCCAGCACGCCAAATACGGCCGTGACCAGGGCAGTGAGCGCCTGCTGCCAGCTCCCGGCCTCGGCGGTGATGTCCACCCCAAAGAGCTGTGCCATACCCACCGCAAACGCGCCGAGCACGCCGATGAGCCCCGTCCAGAACGCGGGGCTCTTCAGTCTGACTTTCCAGTTGATCATGTCATGTACCTTCCTTTCTCAAAGCGAGGCCGCCCACTTGATGATGAGTGCCTGCACGTTTGCGGCGGAGTATACCCCGCCCTTCCAGTAATCCGGGCTGTTAATAAGCCCAGCGGCAGCCAGCTTGTCCACAGCGGCACCCAGTTCGGACACACCGGCCGTCTTTCCCCGGCACAGAGCCAAGAAGCCCTCCCAGGCCCCGGTGGTGGCCCGGATGGTCTTGGGGCAGTCCTTGCCGTTCCAGTGGGCATGCTGCACCACTCGGTCGATGGGGATACCGTGCTCCTCCATGAGCTGGCGCACCAGGCTGGCGGCATTGGCCTGAGCCTGGGCAAAATCGCCCCCGGCGTTGACGCAGATCTCGATGCCGATGCTGGTGGCGTTGCCCGGCCCGTCCTTGCCGTCCCCGGCATGGTAGGCCGTCTCGTAGTCGGGCAGGTGCTGGACAATGGCGTGGTCGTCCACGGTGTAGTGCCAGCTCACCAGAGCATCCTCCCCGGCGGCGCTGTCCAGATAGGCCCCGTGGGCCGCGGCGTCAGCGCCCTTAGCCGTGTTGCCGGTCTCATGGATGGTGATGTAGGTGTCCGGGTTGGTGTCCCTGCCCGGCCGGTTTTCACGCCCATCGGAGATGATATGCTCCTGGATGGCGAGGCCCGTGTCAGTGGCCCTCTGAGGGCCCTCCACGGCCTCCAGATAGGCCAGGGACACCCAGCCCTTGGTCGTCCTGCCCCAGCCGTCCCGGACCTCCAGCACGTCCACCACCGTGCCCATGGGGTACGCCCCCACCTTGCCGTAACTGGTGCCGGGGCCGCTTCGGATGTTGACGCCGATGCTGGGCGTCACTTTGTACTTGCCCATACTCTCCTCCTTGTCCGGCGGTGCCTGCCCCGCCTGCTTGAGATACACGCAAATCCAGTTGTGCACCTTGCGGCTGGCGGTGATGCGCTCTCCGCCAAAGTCGCACTGGCTGGAGCCGCCCCCATCCAGCATAACGGCGGAGGCCCAGCCCAGCCCGGCCAGCTCGTCCCGCAGAGTTTCCGGCGTGGCTGCGTCTCCGGTCCCATCGCCAGAGCAATAGAGGGCCAGACTGCCACCACGCAGGCCAATGGCGCTGCGCCCCCTCTTGCCTCCCTGGGCTGATCCGTAGGAGGGCTTATCCACCGGCTTACCGGAGGTAACGAGGGCGGTCACAGCGATAAAGTTGGCCGCTCCCCTGTACTCGGATGTCATGCGGATGTCCGGGCCCTTGTCCCAGGCGTAGCCCATCGGACGCCAGGGCGTGCCGGAGAGCATCACCCCGCCCACCTTGAGCAGCGGGCAGGCCGAGCCGTCTGGGTTCCACATGCCGCCATTGAGCACGTAATGGGCCTTTGTTTCAGCCTTGACCTGAGAGAGCGTCTTGCGGCAGTTGGTGACTCTCAGCTCAATCCGCTCCACGGACGAGAGCGGGACATATGTAATGATCTTACTCATTTGATTCACATCCTTTTATCCAGCGATCCCGCTGTTGATTACTGTTCCGGGGCCAGTAGCCCGGCCAGCTCCTGGTACTCCTCCGGGGTGAGCCGGTCGGCGGCGAGATAGACATCCATCTTGTCCTGGAGGCCGTCGGTGCGGCCCCGGTCAATAAGCAGCTTGCAGAGATTAAATACCGTGTTCATGTCCTTCCCCTTCCTCAAACAGCATTGGTGGTGATTTCCAACATACAAAGTCGTTCCTCGTGCTCGGCCAGCATGTCCAGAGTGATGTCCTCTGCGAGGGGCGGCTGGGGTTCCGGCTCCGGCTCTGGGGGCCGCTCCGTGGGCGTGACACCCACCAGCTTGCCCTCCTCAATCTGGAGGTTACACCAGCCATAGGTCGCCCACACCGTGTCATGGAGGTGGGCGGGCACCTCTATGTAGCCATCCAGCCAGCAGGCGCGCCGCCCGCTCTGGCTCTGGATCGGGTGCTGGCCGGTCTCCAGCGGGTCAATTTGGATGATGGTCATATTTAATTCACCTCTTATCTCTAAACTATGGCGTAGTAGTAATATACAGTTCCAGATGCATTAAGTTGTTCACTTGTCGCATCAGGTGTGGTAAGGTCAAAATACCAACTGAAAGTTTTTCCATCCGTTGATTTTTTACCGTAAGAATCTCTTGAGGAATAACGGTAGCCAAAACCAAAACTAATGCCTTTTGTATACTCAGTAGGGATAATACTGCTATGAATAATATTAGAAGTCTCGCCATTTCCATAACCGTCGATACTCTTATAGTAATTATTTGATTGCATACCATAAATACAGAGTATTTTAAAGGGTTCGGCTAAGGTTATTTGATTAGGGTTGCTTTTACCTGTTTTTCCTGTCCCCACATAGCTCCCCAAAATAACCCTCGCCCCCGCGTGCTCGTCCACATAGCGCTTGTTGACGGCGTGGTTTTCATTCGTCGGAGGCCCGCTTAGAGTAATCGCCCCTGCCATCGTGCCGCCAGCCAGCGGCAGGAATGGAGCACTTTGCATACCAGCCAGAGCGGTGTTAAACTCCTCTTCGGTTCCGGTATATCCTTTCTCTTTTGCCGCCTGATAGGCGGACTTTCCAGGTGCACCATCCTTGCCGTCTGCCCCTGGAGCTCCGTCTTTGCCAGGCAGTCCCACCCCGGCAACTTTTTTGCCGTTTACAACGATAGCCATGTTACACCTCCACCCATTGCCACATGCCGATGCTGGCGACCGCGGTGGTGTACTTGTCAAAGTCGATTCTTTTCATACTGATTCGTCACTTCCTCTTTCTTAGAAGGCTTGCCTATTCTCTTCCAGGATGCTATAATGACTTCGCGGACCAACATTTTTACCCCCTCACCTTTCATTGGTCCATGCCACCCCCTCCGACGGGGGTGGCTTTTTATGTCTCCAAGAAGGTGGTGCGTGTAGTTATCTACTTTAGTTGATGCTCCCGCCGCTGTGCATACCACCTGAGCTAAAAATCAGAAAATCTCCTGTTATTCGGTATGTCTGGCCGCCATCAGAGGATGTGCCAAGTGCCTCCGCTCCACCCTCTACAGCGATTTTCCCTCCTGCCGATAGAGGGGTAATTAAGAGAATCGCCCCTTTAGGGCAGCGCATATTCCCAATCTCAGGGAGTCCGTCCCCTTCTAGCGACAGATAGTAGGTCTTACCCGTTGAGTAGGCTAATGGCCCATCTACCCGTACTGGGTGGCCCAGCTTACAGGTAACCTGTACGTCACCGTCCGATACCGCCAAAGCATTCGGCGGGGTGAGGCGCGTGATATATCCCGCATATTGACGAAATGGGAGCCCCGCGGCCACAGTCCCCCCCTGCGCCTCAATTGCTTTCCGAATTGCCTCTTTCGTCTCCTGTAAATAGGTTAGCTTATCCGCAGCAGTGCCCACATCACACCACCTCCCCGTTGATGGCATCCAGCATGGCATTGATGTCACCAACCAAGCCATCCACATACTGCTTGTTGGCGGCGTGGTTTTCGCTGGTCGGCAGCCCGCTTAAAGTGAGCGGACCCGTCATTGTCCCGCCAGTCAAAGGGAGGTATTCGCCTCCGCCCTTCCCCGCCAGCTCGTCTATGGCCTCTTGTACGTTGGTAGCCTCCAGGCCGCTGCCTGTGTTGCTGTAGCCCACATATTCGGCGGAGAGGTCGCCGCCCTCTCCGTCTTCTGTCACCTCAATGGTGTAGGGGCCGTCGCCAAGGCTCTCCCCCATCTGCATCGTGCCGCCGCCGGGAACAGTGACGGCATCCGGTGTATCCAATGTCAGAGTGTTTCCCTGTTGAGCCGCTTTCACCCGTGTGCCGCCCTGAATGGTCAGAGCGTTTACACCGTTTATTGTTGCATCCTTACCGGGTGCCCCATCTGCTCCGGCCGGGCCAGCGGGCCCATCTTGTCCCGGATCCCCCTTCGGGCCGGTCGGCCCAGCAGGCCCTTCCGGGCCCTGTGGGCCTTGTGCTCCATCCACACCGGCCTCTCCGGGATCACCTTTTGGCCCCTGGGGGCCCGTGGGGCCAGCCGGGCCAGCAGGCCCCTGTTCGCCCGGTGCCCCGGCTGGGCCGGGGGAACCTGGCGCGCCGTCTGCTCCGGCGGGGCCTGTCAGCTCTCCGGATTCATACTTCTCCTGGAAGGTCTGTCCGTCGGTGAAGGTAACCAGGTTGGCGGTGTAATCTCCCTTGGCCGGTTTCACCGCTCCTGTCCGGTTGTTGAAGGAGGTCACCCCGCCGCCCGCCGCGTCCTGGGCCCGTGCAGACCAGTATTTGGCGTTGTTGGTGTCCTCCCCTTCCCGCGTTCCGGTTCCGCCCACCGCCCAGCTCTCCGCCTCCGTGGCGGATGCCGCGGCATTTTCCTCCGCCTGACCGATGGACGCGGCGCTGGCGGCAGCCGCTTCCGCGCTCTTCTCTGCTGCGGCAGCCTTTTGCCCGGCCAGCTCCGCGCTGGCCGCAGCCTCTCCGGCGGAATCACTTGCATTTCCAGCCGCCGCCTCTGCGCCGTTCTTGGCGCTGACTGCGGTTTCCTTCGCACTCACCGCCGTCTCCGAAGCCGTGACCGCGGAATCTCTCGCCGCCTCTGCGGCTGTCTTTGCGGATTCCGCCGCCGTCCGTGCAGTCTCCGCCTTGCCCTGGGCCATAACCGCAGCGTCTCTGGAGGCCGCCGCCCCCTCTGCGCTCTTGCCTGCCTGGGCCGCGCTTTCGGAAGCCTGGGATGCACTTCCCGCCGCCGCTGCCGCGCTCGCGCCTGCATCTTCCGCTTTTTGCGACGCCGTGGAGGCGCTGCCCGCTGCTGCCAATGCGCTTTCCTCTGCGGCATCTGCATCTCCGGCCGCCTGGGCCGCGGCCGCCTCTGCCGACTTGCGCGCGGCTTCTGCCGCTGTGGCCGAATCCGATACCGCCTTTTGAGCAGCTTCCGCTGCCTCCGCGCTTTTCGCCGCATCTTCTGCGCTGCCCGCAGCCGCCGCGGCGCTGTCCACGGCCTTCCCTGCTTCCTGCCGCGCCGTGGCGGCGCTCTCCTGGGCAGAAGCCGCCGATTCCTGCGCTTCGCTCTTTGCTGCCTCTGCGGCGTCTCTCGCGCTCTCCGCTCCCGTCTTCGCGGCTGTGGCGTTCTGCGCATCCTGCGCCGCAGCCGCGGCGCTCTTTCCTGCGGCTGCCGCCTGCTCAGCCGCAGAGGCCGCGGCGGTTTCCGCACCCGTCCGGGCCGACTCGGCGGCTTCCTGCGCCGCTTCCGCACCCGCCTGTGCTGTTTCCGCCGCCTCCTTTGCGGCGGTAGCCTGTTCGAGCACCTCTGTGACGACCTCTCCCTGGAGCGCATTGATATCCATGAGTTCGAGCCATTCGTCCGCGTCCTCATATTTCCATTCCAGAGTCTTGGTGTCCTCGTTGTAGCGGAGCTGCACCTTGTCGCCCTTCAACGTCTCCAGCCACTCCGCCTCCGTGCCCTTGAATCCGTGCTTAACGGCGATTCCGTAGGCGGTGATATAGTAGCCGCGCCAGCGCTTTCCCTGTTCGTTACACTCCATAGTAGACCTCCCCGTGGGTGTCCGCCGGGCTGTAGGTCAGGGCGAACCACCGGATAAACTCGCCGAAAAAGGCGTTGAACATCTGCATCGTGTTCTGGTACTTTTCATACTCCCCGTTGGCATAGTCCACACGGGCCTCCAGATAGGCCGGATAGAGCTTGTCGTGGGGCGGCTGTACCAGAAGCTGCGCGTCCTTGTCCTGCTCGTAGGAGTAGGTGATGACCTCCTCGCTGGCAAACAGAAGCACCTCCGTCTGCACCATCCCCTCCACCTCATTGAGCCACCGGGTCTTTTCCTCGTTGGAAAAGGCGTTCGGCTTGACTGCGTCCACCGCCTGTATCACCTGAGCTACGGTCATGCTATCCCTCCTATCTGAAAACCGGGCGGCGGCAAACCCGCCGCCCGGCCTTTGTGCTGTCAGCCGCTGATAAGCTGAGTGCCGCCGCTTACGCCGCCCACCGCGGCGAAGCGCCAATCGTTGAAGCCCGCGGTGAACCGGGCGCGGCCCTTCCACACGTTGGCGTCGTTGCCGGGGTCAATCTCACTGCGCACGTTGAGCTGCACGCGGTCAAACCACATGGCACCACCGTACTGCTCGTTGTACCGGCTGTCCAGCAGCACCCAGGGAGACGTATCGGCGGTAATGAACTGGTTGAGGTAGGGCCAGATGATCACCGACCACCGGCCATACTGATAGTTAAAGCCGTTGTTGGAGGTTGTGGGGTCCTTGTCCGCGCCGATGGCGGCGAACACGTCCTTCTTGAGCTTGTAGTTGTTTGGGATCAGGATGGTGTCGGGGGCCACATCCAGGATCTCGCCGTTGTCGCCACGGAAGTCCTGCATGGCCGTCTCCATAGCGCCGAGGGCGTCGTTGGAGAAGGCGTCCGCAAACTGGTTGGACTGGGTCCCCTTGTTGCGCTCCAGGGCAGAGGGGTGGGCCTTGTCGAACAGGGCCTTGCCGTCCGCGCCCTTGGCGTCAAAGGTGCGGCCGTGGAAGCTGACGGAGGTCTTGCCCGTGATGGCCGCTCCGTACAGGGCCGCGCCGAACTTCTCCCGGGTGCGGTAATACCCGGCGATAAACTGGGCGGGCCGCTTGCGCAGATCCATCAGCTTTGCGTCCTCCACAATCTCCTGGGACATGGAGAAGGAGTCCTTCCAGGTCATGTGCTCCAGGGTCTTGTCGAAGCCCTCCTGCATGCTGTCCAGGGGATAGGTTCCGTTCTCGCCCACGGGCTGGAAGCCCTCCATGGCGGTCATGGTGCCCATCTTCTCGGCCCACTTGTTGGAGCTCTCCATATTGAACAGCTCCTTGAGCATACTCTGCTGCTCGAACGCCTCGCCCCGCTTCTCCAGGAACATGCGGATCGGGGCCTGGGACTTACCAAAAATGCTGTCCTGGAGGCCGGAGCCTTCGGTAAACGTAATACCAGCCATATATCTTCTCTCCCTTCTGTTAACCGCCGCTCTGCGTGATGTTCACCACGGCGGGGAACCGGACGCGCACCCGGTCGGATGCGGCGGTGCCGTCCATTCCAACCACCTCGGCCACGCCGTTCGTCTTGGTGGCGGTGACCTGTAGGCCGTCGGTGTGCAGCGTCACCTTGTCGCCCAGCTTGATGGCCGATGCGTCGGCCTGGAAGGTGGTCTCAAACATCATATCGGGCAGCACCCGCAGCACGGGGATGATGTCTCCCGCGGTGCAGGCCGTTTCCTTCTCTACCATGCTGATGTAGGTGGGGGTAGTGGTGCCGCTGGCCACCGCCAGATTGCCCCCTGTCTGTGTCAGGGCCATACCCACTTTAGGGGTGATGGCTCCTGCGGGCAGGTACTCGATGCCGGGGATTCTGCCCCCGTCTACCTGCTGAATGAGAAATGCCATTTTATTGCTCCTTTCGGCTGTTCTTCATGTAGCTTTGATAGTGCTTCTGGATCTCCTCTTTGGTCGCGCCGGGGTTCAGGGCCCGGTACTCCTCAAGGACGCTGTCGGGCACGGGGATCGCCCCGCCGCCGCGGCTCTCGGTGGCTTTCAGGTGCTGCTTACTCTGCACGGAGTTGATGGCCGCCTTCCGGCTGGCCTCCGCGGCCCGCTGGGTCAGCGTGTCATAGTTCGCCAGACGGTAGGCGTCCAGGATGGAGTAGCCCCGCTTGACCATGTCGTACAGCTTGGGATAAGTGTCCAGCTTCGCCAGATCACCCAGCTCCTTGACCGTGGGGTCGATGGCCTGAATCTGCCGGAGCTGCTCGTCCACCCTTGCCTTTGCCTCCTGCTCTCTGGCCTGCCTTGCGGCGGCCTCCGCCTCGGCTTTGGCCTGCCGGGCCGCCCGCACCTCCGGGAGGCCCTGGACAAACGCCTGGAACTCCTCCTGGGTAATGCCCGCCTTCTCCATGAGCTTGGCCTTCTGGTCGGCCTCGAATCGCTCCCGGTATGCCTCATACTCCGCTCTGGTGGTGATGGGCTGCCCGGTGTACGGGTTCATCAGCCCCGAGTTCTTGAAAAACTCATCCACCTGCTTCTGCGCGTCCTCTTTGGCCTGGGCAATGGCGGCGTCCCGCTCCGCCTCCGCCTTGCGGCGGGCTGCGGCAAACTGTGCGTCGCGGTCGGTTTTGGGTTCCTGCTCCGGCGCCTCCGTCTGAGGCTGTTCGGACTCTTCCGTTTCCTCTACGGCAGGGGCGGCGGCCTCCTGCTCTTCTGCGCCTTGTGCGGCGGCTGTAGTGGTGTCATTTTCCGACGGTTCGGCGGCCTCCGTCTCTTCTGCGCCTGTGGTAGTCTCCGGCACCTCTACATCAAACACCGCGCCGTAGTTGATTTCCATGTGTGTGTTCTCCTTTCACCCTATTACTTGCCCGTTCTCAGGTCGTTGCCCTTCTTGGCTGTGCCGTTCCCCTTCTTTCCCGTGGCGGGGTTGGGGGCGGTGACCTTCTGCACACCGCTGTGGCTGACCTTGCCGATGTATCCGTTCGCCATACTGCGCACCTCCTTTCTCCTGGATTTGCCATTTCTTCGCTGTTGGCGTGCGCTTGATTTTATGCCATATAGGTGGCCCTTGCTGCCGGGATCCCCCCGTCCTGCGCGGCCTCGGCCGCATCCTGCTTGGCTCGGGAGACCGTCTCCTGTACCGCCTGCATCTGCATTTGCTGTTGCTGCATTGCCATCTGCTGCTGCATCATGGCCTGCTGCTGTTGATACTCCTGCTCCAGATAGGTCTTGGTGTCGCCCGCGCCCGGATAGTGCAGCAGCTCCATCTTCGTCCAAAAAAGGATCAGGGTCTTGAGGTTGGTCGGGTCGCCGAACGCCCCGGTCTGGAGGTTCATCCGCGTCTCCTGCCACATGGCCTCCCGGTTGTTGGCAAGGGGGGCGGATGTGTCGCAGGAAAAGAGGAAATCGTCAATCCACCGCCACTCCCCCGTCTCGTCCTGCTCCAGGAAGTCGTAGCGGTTGAACTGCCGGTACTCGGCCCGGCCTTCGATGTCGTGGGAGACCACAGGCCGCGGCTCGTCGGCGTAGGCCAGCTTAAACTTGAACATGGCCTCAAAGAGCGCCGCGTAGGCCGCATTCTTCATGACCCGTTTTGACTCCAGCCGTCCGGCGGCCTGGGCAGCGGAGAACTCCTTGGCCGTCCCGCTGGTGGCGGTGGAATCCTTGCGGCCCTGGAAGGAATCGGTGATTCCGATGACCTGCCGCGCCTCCTCGTATACCTGCGCCAGATAGGCCATGTCCTGCTCAATATCCCCAGATCGGAAGAGCACACGTCTGAACTCCAGTCACCTTGTAATCTCGTATGCCGTCTTCTGCTTGAAAAAAAAA